GATGCATGCAACTGCTACTAAGATGGCAAAGAGTGAAGAAGAATTGCCTTTCGAAGCATATTCTTTGATGGGCCATTTCTACTCTGATCAAATAGAACCACATGAAGATGGATATTACAATCATACACTTGCAAATGGTGATGAAGTAGAAGTTGATGTAGAAACTGCATCTGTTCTTCGCGACGTGCATGATTCTCTTAATGAGAAAAATGTAAAGGAATTTGAGCTGGCGATGGCCACTGTGCAAGGGTTAGAGCAAATGATTGAATTTGCAGATTCGTTATCCGTAGACGCGATCATACGGGGAGAATAACAAATGGCATCACAAATTTTAGCAAACCATTTAACTCCAGGTGGAGGTAAAGTGGTAATACTTTATAAGTCTGGTGCAACATCTGTTGTTAATTTATCATTAGCTAATTTAGCAGCATCGACAGTTGGTGGAGATGCTGAAACAGTTTCTGCTGCAGATATTACACGCATCTGGTATACAGGTGCTGGTACGTTGTCAATAAAACGTAACACAACTGTTGTGTTTATAAGTGATTCCGAAACAACTTTCGATTGGGATTTTAAAGGTGCTGGTGTTTCACTTAGTGCAAATAACGACCAAGCGATCAACGTAACATTTTCTGATGCAAATAGTACGGCAATTATAGAACTTCAAAAGACTTCTAATTATAGTACCTCAGAGTACTAATAGGATAACGCAATGAAGCTAATTACAGAACTCAACGATACAGTAAGCTGTCTTTTTGAAGAAGACAAGGAGACTGGTAAGAAGAATTATTTCATTGAAGGTGTATTCATGCAGGGAGATATAAAGAACCGTAATGGTAGATTGTATCCCGCACATGTACTTGCTAAAGAAGCAACTCGTTATAATAAAGAATACATTCAAAAGAATAAAGCGTATGGTGAGTTAGGACATCCTCAAGGACCTACTATTAACCTTGAGAGAGTGTCGCATATGATCAAAAAGTTGGAGCCGCAAGGAACTAACTTTACAGGTCGTGCAAAGATTTTAGATACTCCATACGGAAATATTGTAAAGAATTTGATTGATGAAGGAGCACAACTTGGTGTTAGTTCCAGAGGTATGGGAACGCTAAGGGAGCGTGGTGGTGTACAGGAAGTGCAAGACGATTTCATGTTGTCAACGGCAGCTGATATTGTTGCGGACCCTTCTGCGCCAGAAGCTTTTGTTAATGGTGTGATGGAAGGTGTCGAATGGGTTTACGATCCGGCTTCAAGATCATTCCGTACTATGGATGTTGTCAATGAAACTAAATCCGTTGGTGATCGTAATGTGAAAGAACTTCAACAGCGTAAGGTTCAATTGTTCGAGAAGTTTTTACGTACCCTGTAGTGGTATATTTTTATAAATAATTATAATAATATTTAAATAACTAACTGGTTAGAGGAGTCCGAAAATGGCTAAAAAAGAAATCGAACAGGTTGTCGAAGACGACGATCTGCTAGAGGCCAGTGATGAAGAGAAGCAGGAAGACGGAGAGCAGCTCGATGAGTTTCAAGCTGATGCTACTGGTGGAGATACTTTTAAGGGTGCCGCAACTGCGGATCCAGTAACTCCTTCTGGTGGTGGTGGGACTCGCGCGGCTGATAAGACAGCTGGTGACAAGGCTGTACCTACTGCCGTAACCAGCAAGGCTGGTCTCATCTCCCAAGTTATGGGTAAGATGAATGGCATGAGCAAGACGACTTTACAGAAACTTGCTAATGAGGTAGGTTCTGGCCAGTACGGCAAGAATAATCTACCGGCTTCTAAACCTCAATCACATGGCGACAAGACGGCAAATAAGCTGGATACTGAAGGAAAGCCCCCAGAGCAAGCTGCTCCAAAGGTTTCTGCACAAGGTGCTAAGGAAGCTGTTGGAGAGATTTTTGCTGGCGAGGATCTTTCTGAAGAGTTTACCGAAAAGGCAGCCACTATTTTCGAAGCAACTATTAATGCTAAGTTAATTGAAGCTGCTGCTCACATGGAAGAGCAACACAAGCAAACGCTTGAGGAGCAGAAAGAACAGTTTCGCACTGAGCTCACAGACCGTGTCGATGAGTATCTCGACTACGTTGCTGAAGAGTGGATGAAGGCGAACGAAGTTGCCATCGAGAATGCACTCACAGTTGAGATTGCTGAGTCATTTATTGGCGGTATTAAGCAAATTTTCGAGGACAACTATCTTAGTGTTCCAGAGGAAAAGGTTGACCTGGTCGATGAGTTGACAGGCGCAACTAAAGAGCTTGAAGAAAAGTTGGAAGACATAACCAAGTCTAATATAGAAATTAAAGGTGAGAAGGATGAACTAGAGCGGTTCCGCATGTTCACCCAGGCTTGTAATGGTCTTACTTTGTCTCAAAAAGACAAACTGAACCAACTTGCAGAAGGCCTAGAGTATGAAAGCAATGAGGACTATATGTCCAAAATTGAACTCTTGAAAGAGCATTACTTTAATACGAAGAAATCAGTCGTGACTGACGCAGAGGACCTGAATAGCGATCCTGTTGAAGTTGATCAAGAGGTTCCAAAAGCTGGTCCCATGGCTGCGTATTCGCAAGCGATCTCAAGAACTATTCGTAAATAAATAATAGAAAGACCCAAGGAGGGAGTCAATCATGTTAAATGAAGAGCTACTAAGAAAATGGCAGCCCATTCTTGAGCACCCGGATCTCCCAGAGATTCAAGATTCGCACAAGCGTGTTGTTACGGCCGCCCTTTTAGAAAATACGGAGCATGCTCTACGTGAGCAGGCTGCGTTTGCACCACAGAGTTTATTGGAGGCCGCGCCCGCTAATGCGATGGGTGCTTCTTCTAGTACTGCTTCTGCTGGTTCAGTTGATATTTACGATCCAGTCTTAATTAGTCTGGTTCGTCGTGCAATGCCAAATCTAGTTGCTTATGACATCATGGGCGTACAGCCAATGACAGGTCCTACCGGACTTATCTTTGCGATGCGTTCACGTTATACCAACCAGACTAGTACAGAGACGTTCTACAACGAAGTCAACACTGCATTTAGTGTTGATAAAGACGACCATGCAAATTCCGCGATCGGTGATGCAGCCCAGAACCTGGGTGATTCACCTGCCGATGGTTATTTGAACTCTACCAAGTCTAACCTAGAGCTCTACAACTTTATGAGTGGTATGACTACTACTCAGTCAGAGCGTCTTGGTGACGGCGCGGCTAATGCTATCCCAGAGATGGCCTTCAGCATTGAGAAGATTGCTGTGACAGCACTGTCACGCGCTTTGAAAGCTGAGTACACGATGGAATTAGCACAGGATCTTAAAGCCATTCATGGCCTAGATGCTGAGACCGAGCTAGCCAATATCCTTTCCACTGAAATCTTAGCTGAAATCAACCGTGAGTTGGTTCGTACAGTTGGTACGATTGCTAAGGTCGGTGCCCAGGAAGGTACGACTACGGCTGGTAAGTTTGACCTTGACACCGACTCTAACGGTCGTTGGATGGTTGAGAAATTTAAGGGCCTTATGTTTGCGATCGAGAGAGAAGCAAACGCTATTGCCCGTGGCACTCGTCGGGGTAAAGGTAACCTGGTTATTTGTCGTTCAGATGTTGCATCTGCTCTACAGATGGCTGGTGTTCTTGATTACACCCCCGCACTTAACTCTAATAACCTAGCCGTTGATGATACTGGTAGTACTTTTGCTGGTGTTCTTAATGGTCGGATGAGAGTTTATGTAGATCCATATGCCGGAGACAACTTTATGGTTGTTGGTTATAAGGGCTCAAGTGCATTCGATGCTGGTCTATTCTACTGCCCATACGTTCCACTACAGATGGTCCGTGCGGTAGGCGAGAATACCTTCCAGCCAAAGATTGGCTTCAAGACTCGTTACGGCGTAGTTGAGAATCCATTCGCTCGCGGTACTACTGCCCTTGCGGCAACTGGTGCCCTGGCTGCTGATACTAATGAGTATTACAGGAAGGTAGCTATTAATAACCTCATGTAGTAATAATTGAGGAATAACACACTCTGAGGGGGCATAATGCCCCCTCTTTTTTTTGGATAAATAGTCCATGATAATAAGGAGCACTGTTACTACTCAAATATATTATTATCGGCCAGACCATACTTGGTTACTACAAGAGTTTGTTTGGCAATGTAGAGACATCGTGCCTGAACTTCCGAGAGTTCATAAGTTTTTAAATTTTTGGTATGAAGAAATAGATGCTACTATAAATCAAGTTAATGTAGTATACACAAGTAGAGAAGGGTCTTATAGGATTTTAAATGGCAGCTTTAACTACACAACCAACTAATCCACAATTTTTATCACCTCTAGGTTTTGATTTCCGTATTCGGAAACTACCTAATGTGAATTATTTTGTCCAGTCTATTAATCTTCCTGGAGTACAGTTGGGAGAAGCAGTACTCCCTACACCCTTTATTGCTATTCCTATTCCAGGAGACCATATGACATTTGGTGAACTTACAGTTACGTTTAGGGTTGATGAGAATATGGAAAATTATATTGAAATATTTAATTGGCTTCAATATCTTGGGTTCCCAGAAAGTTTTAATCAATCGAAAGAGTTATATGATCAAGCAGGACTGAAAGGGTTATCAGGACCACAAGATGTTCAAAGAACAGGAAGGACCTTAGGAGAGGGACCGACGAGCGATTGTACGTTGACTGTCTTGAATTCTGCATCAAAACCTAATATATCTATTGATTTTCAAGATGCTTTCCCTACATCTATATCAGACTTACAATTTGATACAAGGATGGCAGATGTTGAATTTTTAGAAGCAACAGCGAATTTTAGATTCAGGCAATTTAAAATATTTAAAATTTCTGGCAGTGGGAATGCTAACACTTCGGTAAGGATTGCTGGTTGACTTCAGTGTAGTTTAGAGCTATATTATGTATTGGAGGTGAGCAATGTCAATAGATGAGTTATTTGAGTTATGGAAAAAAGACAGTGAGATCGATCGAAGTGAACTAGGTGAAGCATCCGCAGTAATCCCACAACTCCATTACAAGTACTATAAGATATTTGCTCAGGAGAGATTGAAACTGAGAAAGCTCGAGGCTGATTATAAGGTTCTGTATAAGGACAAGTGGAGTTATTTTCAAGGGATAATGCCGGAAGAAGATTTAGAGGACAGGGGGTGGGAACCAAATCCATTAAGGATATTAAAATCAGATCTTGGTGTTTATATTGATAGCGATAAAGATATAGTCACACATAATATGAAAATTGCATATCAAAAAGAAAAGATTGATTTTTTAGAAAGTGTGATAAAGACTATTAACATTAGAGGATTTCATATAAAGAATGCAATCGATTGGGAAAAGTTTAAAGTCGGCATATAAAATCTGTGAACCAGATTATGTAGATGAACATAGTAAAGTTTTAGATAAACTAATGTTTGATGTTAATTTTAAACGAGTAGATAAAATTGATAGAGGATCGTATGTTCATAATTACCATCGGC